CAAGCGAAAGAACCTTTCCAGTTTTTACAGTGGTGCAAAGAGTGGCATGAATTTCAAAGGATTGGTAAAGGTTATATATCACACCACTGTTGTTGTCTTGATGGTACTAACAATGGCTATCAACATATAGCTGGCCTTACATCTAACAATGAACTAGCTAACAAAGTTAATCTTCAGTACGTTGCAAAGCCACAAGATTTATACAAGCAAGTACTTGATGTTGTCTTGATACTGCTAGAGCAAAGCAACAATCCAGAAGCTAAAGCGTGGTACAAAGAAAGAGATAAATTAACTAGAGCATTTATAAAGAAACCTGTCTTGATGGTTCCATATAATTCAACAACCTATGGCATAGCTAATTACATAGAAAAATATTTTGTAAATGAAAATGTTTTTATGGCGAAAAATTTTAAGAACAATTTTTATTTGGCTGCTGTAATTCAAGAAGCTGTAGAGTTCGTTACACCTGAGAGTCCAGAGTTATTAAAACATTTGTCAGCCTATGCCAAGTCTTTTAATAATGAGAATAAACCTATGGCATGGTTTAGTCCGTCAGGTTTTTATATTCAACAAAATTATTATCAAGGTAAAACAAAAAGAGTTACTACAAAATTAGAAACTTCTAGTATAAAACTTTCTATAAATGAAACTGATAAGACTAGGGTTGATAAAAGAAAACAGTTGCAGGGATTCCCTAGTAATTACATACACAGCTTAGATGCTGCACATTGTCACTTGAGTTTATGTGAAGCAGGTAAGCAGGGGTTAGAAAACTTTTGTATTATTCACGATTGTTATGGTAGTCCAGCCAGTGAACTAGAAAGATTTATTGAATGTGTTAAGCAAAGTTTCTTTTATATTTACAGTGATAATAATTTAGATTATTTATATCACAATTCAGTAGAACAACTCAGTGATATTAAAGGTTTACCCACTGCACTACAGATGGGGAAGTTTAATATAACAGATGTGTTGACAGCACCATATATATTTACATAACAAAGAACTACGGTAAAATTTATATACGTCTTTTATAGACGATTAAACCAGATTACAAAAAAAGATTATGGCAGAACTCAAGCCTGAGACTATTAAGCTAGTCTCACCTAATGGAACTCGTTTTCGTTGGTCTTACTACGTCACCCCAGATGAATACAAAGGTGTAAGAAAATGGAAAGGTGACATCATCATTCCTGTAGGTACACAGATGAAAGATGACAAAGGAGAACTGGTAGAAGCTACACAGTTTATGGTAGATCAACTAGAACAACTACTTGAAAGATGGAAGGGTGCATTGAAAGAAGCATACCCAGATAGAAAGTTTACTCTTACTAAAAGCTTGAAGACAGGTGAACCATCTTTCCCTTGGTCCTTTGAAGAAGACGGTTTAGTTATAAGGGTTAGTAAGAAAGCTAGTGGTGTCAATCCAAATACAGGACAGCCATACAACAATACACCTGTTGCTTTTTACACCAATGACTTAAGACTTATGGGTGAAGAAGAGAGACAGAAGCTAGAAAAGATAGACCCAGAAACCACAGGTCAGATGTCATTCCTTGCTAAAGGTTATGATGCTGGCGGTAATGGTGTAGGTATTAAATGTATTCCATTAAGTATTTGCTTTAGAAATATAGTTCCATTTACAGGTGGAGGAGCTAGTGACTTTGAAGCAGAAGCACCATCAAGCTATGAAGAAAAGGTCCCGACCTCAACAGCAGCCGACTTCTAAATACAAGAGTAAATTTGAAAGTCAATTTGCTGACAAACTAATCAAAAAGAAAATTATCTTTACCTATGAAACAATCAGCATTGACTATGAAATTACTTGCACCTATCGGCCTGACTTTATACTCAACAATTTTATTGTTGAAACGAAGGGCTACTTCTCGAAAGAAGATAGACGCAAGCATCTTGCAATTAAGAAGAAACGACCCGACCTAGATATAAGGTTTTGTTTTCAAAACAGCAAGACCAAGCTATCCAAGGCCAAGAACTCTATCTCGTATGCCGATTGGTGTACGAGACATGGGTTTCAATACTGTGAAAAATTTATTCCAGAAGATTGGTATGAAGTCAAGCTACAAAGCCAAGAAAGTTTGCCCTGAGTGTGGCAAGAAAAATTGTGCTGTCTTTGATGATGGTCACGAACACTGCTTCACTATGGATTGCGGTTACACTTACTACCCAAATAAAAAAGAAAAGAAGATGACAACCAACATCATACCGATCAAGAAAACAAATCCAAGACTTTTACCTGTCAAGTCAATGGCTCTACCTAAACGTGGAATCACTAAGGAGACTTGCGAACTATTTGGTTATGGGATAGCAGAGTATAGAGGGCAGCCAGTACAGGTAGCCACATATAAAGATCAGAAAGGTAATGATGTTGCACAGCACATACGCTTTCAAGATAAGAAGTTTATATGGATAGGTGATATGTCTAACGTAATGCTATGGGGTCAACATCTATGGAGACAGCATGGAGGTAACGGTTCAGTATTCATAAGCATCTTCGAGGGAGAGATTGATTGTATGAGTGGGTCACAGATACAAGGTAATAAGTTTCCCTGTGTATCTATTCCGTCAGGTGTACAATCAGCAGCTAAGTATTTGGCAGCAAACTATAAATGGTTAGATACCTTTTGTCGTATCGTTATTTGTTTTGATAATGATGTAGCTGGTATGAAGGCAGCAGACAAATGTTTAGAGGTCTTACCCAAAGGCAAAGTTGCCATAGCTAAGTTAGATCGTAATGATGTTAACGATCATTTAGTTTTAAATGAAGAAGACATAGTAAGAAAGAAGTTATGGAACGCTAGACCATCAAGACCAGACAGTTTAATTAATGGAGCTGACGCATGGGATTTGTTTATTAAAGAAACAAGTAAACCAATATCAGACTTTCCGTTTCCTAAATTAAATGAATATACGCAGGGCATATTTCCTACTCAACTGTTTACTGTAGCGTCTGGCAGTGGAGCTGGTAAGAGTACGATTTGCAGAGAGCTGGCATATCATTTCTTGGTCAAAAGGAATCTTAAGCTAGGGTATATTGGACTAGAAGAATCAGTACAAAGAACTCTACAGGGATTAGTTGGTATTGATTTGAATATACCTTTACATCTGGCAGCAGAAGAAACAGTAGATCAAGATGAATTAAAGAAATCATTTGACAGGCTAACGTCTACAAGAAATCTATTTTTATATAATCACTTTGGTTCACTTGAACCTGATACTTTACTAGAACAGATACGGTACTTGGCTACTGTTGATGGGGTACAGATAATCATACTAGATCATATAACAATAGTTACTTCTGGTTTAGATTTAGATAACGAAAGACGAGCTATAGATGTGACTATGACTAAGCTAAGAAGTTTATGTGAATCAACTGGCATAGCTTTAATACTCGTTAGTCATTTACGCAGACCACAAGGACAGGCACATGAAGAAGGAAGAGAAATATCTACCAGTGATTTGAAGGGCAGCTCTGGACTACTTCAGTTATCTGATGTCGTGTTAGGTGCATCAAGAAATCAGGTAGGAGAAGCCAGCGAAAGACAACGGTTAACTTTAAAGATACTTAAGTCAAGGCACACAGGTATGACAGGAGAAGTTGATAAGTTATTGTACGACCAGAAGACAGGTCGGTTAGAAGTTTATGAAAGTATCTTTGGAGAATAAACTATGACCTTACTTATTGATGCTGATTGGTTGATCTACAATTCATGTTGTGCGTGTGAACAAGACACAAGATGGAATGAGTGGGAGCATACCTTACATTCAGATGAACGAGATATACTACAGCTTATAGATAACAGGTTGGATATATACAAATCTATTGCAGGTGGAGATCGAGAAGTTGTTATGTGCTTTACTTCTTATCCAACATTTAGACATGAGATATTCCCAGAGTACAAGATTAACAGGATAGGTAAGCGTAAACCTTTAGCTTTGAAAAGTATTATCGAACAAATAAAACAAAATTATATCTCTGAGTCTTATGAAGGATTAGAAGGTGATGATGTGCTTGGACTCTTGGCAGGTTCAGCTAAATACAAAGACCCAATCATAGTATCTGTAGATAAAGACATGAAGACTATACCTTGTAAGCTGATAGTTGAAGATGAAATTGAACACATCACACAACGCAAAGCTGATAGACGTTGGTTTGAAATGGCTATGGCAGGTGACTCAGGTGATGGGATAATAGGTATTAAAGGTATGGGTATGGTCACAGCTTCTAAGATACTGGCTGATGTTCCTGATACTAAAGAAGCTTTATGGCATAAGGTCTTAGAGACATACGAGAAGAAAGGTTATACAATGGCTGATGCTATTCTCAATGCAAGGCTGACAAGAATACTAAGAAGCGGAGATTACAATTACAATACAGGTGAAGTAAAACTTTGGAACCCATAAAAAAAACCCTGAGAGGAGCTAACCAAACTCAGAGTTTTTTTCTTATGTTGCAACAAGGTTAACCACTCCCTTGTTATTTCAATCTTAACATATAATATTAAAATAACTTTTAATTTTTATTAACAGTGGAGAAAGGTTTACCTCCTATTACTGATGAACTTATAGAAGGTTTGAGTCGTGCTTTTCCTCAACGTCACCCTGATTTGTCTATGTCTGATAGACAGATATGGTATGAAGCTGGTAAAAGATTTGTAGTTGATTACTTAATCGAACAACAGAAAAGACAAAAAGAAACTATGTTAACTACTAGCTTATTGGAGAGCTGACTATGTGTTTAGGTATGGGTGGCGGAAATACACAACCTGTTCAACAAGAACTGCCAGAAAGAAATGCAGCACCTACAGTAACAGGTAAACAAACAGGTGTAGATAATCCTAAAGATACTAAGAAAGCAACTGACCAATTAATGATAAAGAGACAGAAGGAAGAAGGTAGATATAATCCAGAGTCTACTGATACTACTACTGTCGCAAAGTTAACTAGTGGTGGTATGACTAGGGCAGAGAAGCAAGCAAGAAAAGATAGGCAACAAAGAGCAAAAGACAACTATAATAAAAGAAAGTACTCTAAAGGTATTCAAGGTCGCAAGACAGGAGTTGCTTAATTATGTGTTTCGGAAGACCCAAACCTCCCCCATTACCGCCTAAACAAGCAGAAGATTCTCCTATTGAAGAAACTGCGGAGACAGTAGCAGTTGGTAAGGACAGGCCAACCAAAAAGAAAAAGACTAAAGGTGTTCAACAACAGACAGTGACTAGAGCTTTAGGTACTAAGTCTCTACAAATACCTTTACTTAATCCTAACCAAACTGGTTCTGGTAATTTAAAATACCCTGCATAAATGGAAACTTCCACAGCAGCTAATAAGTATGAAGTACTTGTAAGCGAAAGATCAACCTACGATAGAGAAGCAAAGGACTCGTCTAAGTTAACGATTCCAAGTTTAATACCTGAAACTTCTACAGGTAGCAGGGCAAAACTAAAGACTCCCTTCCAAGCAGTAGGTAGTCGTGGTGTTAATAGTTTGTCTAATAAATTATTAATGACTCTTCTACCTCCGAGTACTGCTTTCTTTAAATTAGAAGTTGATGAACTGGAAATAAGAAAACAAGGACAGGCAGAAATGCAGAGTGAAATAGATAAAGGACTACGCACTATAGAAAATGCTTTGATGAATGAGATAGAAATATCAAATGATAGAGTCGCTATGTTTGAAGCACTCAAGCATTTAGTTGTATCAGGTAATGTTCTTTTATATCTGACAGATAAAGGACTCAAGGTATATCCGTTATCTAAGTTTGTTTGTAAACGTGATGATGTAGGTAATGTATTAGAAATAATTACAAAAGAATCTATTAACCCAAAAGCTTTGCCCTTAGATTTCTTAGAACAAATACAGAAGAAAGAAAATTTTGATAGAAAAAATTACGAAGATGATCTTGATATATATACTTGTGTTAAAAGAGTTAATGATGATTTCTTCTGGCATCAAGAATGTAAGGGAGAGATAATACCAAATACACAAGGAAGATCAAAGATAGAAGTATCACCTTGGATACCACTTAGATTTATAAGAGTTGATGGTGAAGATTATGGTAGAGGTTACGTTGAAGAATATAGAGGTGACTTAATTACTCTTGAATCTTTAATGCAAGCTGTAATTGAAGCGGCCAGTGCCAGTGCGAAGTGTTTGTTTCTGGTCAACCCCAATGGGATAACACGAGCTTCGACTCTAGCTAAAGCACCTAATGGAGCCATACGAGAGGGAAGTGCTGCTGATATTTCTGTAATGCAAGTGGGTAAAACTTCTGACCTTAGTGTTGCGTTCAGTGTTATACAAAGAATAGAAGCAAGACTTGAGTATGCTTTCTTAATGGCGAGATCAGTGCAGCGTGACGCAGAAAGAGTAACAGCAGCAGAGATAAATCTTATGGCACAAGAATTAGAGAATAGTCTTGGCGGTATATATAGTATCTTGACTCAAGAGTTTCAGCTTGTATATCTAAGAAGACGTATGCACTTATTGGTAAGGGCAGGTAAAGCACCAAAGCTGCCTGATGAATTGGTCAAACCTAAGATAGTAACAGGACTTCAAGGACTTGGTAGGGGTAATGATAGAAATAAATTGATTGAGTTTATTACAACTGTAGCTCAAGCACTTGGACCAGATGTAATGAGACAGTATGTAAATGTAGACGAAGCAGTGAAAAGACTAGCTACCAGTATCGGTATAGATACTGCTAACCTAGTAAAAACACAAGATCAAATCCAAGCTGAACAACAAGCCGCACAACAGCAAGAGCTTATTCAAAGTCTTGGACCAGCAGCTTTAGGTTCAAGATTGCTAGACCCTAAAGTAAATGCTGAAGCTGGATTAGCTGAAGCACAAAACCAACAAATCCAACAAGGAGGACCCCCTAATGCCAACCAAGAAATCTAGTAGGAAACGTGACGAAGATGGTAAATTTGTTTCTGCTAAAGCTATCGTTAGCGAACTAGGTGTTAACGAAGAGAACCCTGTGCCTGAGAAGTCTGGTGATGTTACTACTAGACATGGCAGTACAATTCACTATAGTTAAAAGAAAACCACTATGACTTCATCACAAGTACAAGTATCTGAAAATCCTCCTGTTACTAGACAGGATTTAGAAACTCTAGCTAAGAATGAAACTGATGAAAACGGTCTTATCCTTGGCAAATTTAGAAGTGTAGATGAACTGGCTGCAAGCTACAAAGAACTAGAAGGAAAGCTTGGTGAACCGTCAGATCAGCAAGAAGTAGAAGAGTCAGATGCAGTTGATCTGCCTGATGGTTATGAAGACTACTATCTTCCTGATGGAAGCGTAGACTACAACACAGTAAAAGAAAATTATGGAGATACTTTAGCTGGAATTTTTGAAGAAGCTAACATTGACCCATATAAGATTAGTGCAGAGTTTCACAAAAATGAAGGTGAGATACCAGAAGAAATGTATCAATCTTTATTAGATGCAGGTTTATCTAAAGGTGCAGTTGACCGATACCTTACTGGTGCAGCAGTAGAAAGTGGATATGTTGAAGAAGGTGAAGAAGGTGCTACTGGTGAATTACCTCCACAAATAGTAAGAGGTATTAGAGATTCTGTAGGTGGTGATGATAGCTATGGCAAAATGGTTGATTGGGCTATAGATAATTTACCGAAGCAAGAAATATTAGACTTTAATAATGCAACTAAAACTATGACAGGACCTCAACTTAAGCTGATGGTTCAAGGTCTATTCACACAATACCAAAATGCTATGGGAGTCGAACCAAACCTTATCAATGGAAGACCAGCTTCAAGCGGTCCAACTCCATACAGATCAACAGAAGAAGTTAAAGCTGCTATGCGTGACCCACGCTACGGTAAAGATGTAACTTACACCCAAGACGTTTACGCTAGACTAGATAAAAGCAGCGTCTTTGGTTAATGGCTAAGTTATGTGCTAGAGGGAAGTCAGCAGCAAAGCGTAAGTTTAAGGTTTACCCTTCTGCTTACGCTAATGCTTACGCTGTCAAAGTCTGCAAAGGACAGGTTAAAGGACCAGATGGTACAAAACGAACTGCATCTGGTTACACAAGAAAATCATTGAGGGTTGCTTAATCATGGTATTAAAAGGAAATCAAAAAAAAATTGATGCCAACAAAGACGGAAAAATTAGTAGAGAAGATTTTATGATCTTATCTAAAAACTCTAATAAAAAGAAAAAGAAGAAGCCAATAGTATGAGTCTTAAAAGATGGTTTGATGAAAAATGGGTTGACGTAAAAACTGGCAAACCTTGTGGCCGCCAGAAGGGAGAGAAGCGTAAAGGCTACCCTGCTTGCAGACCTTCAAAAAGAGTTAGTAGCAAGACTCCAAAGACTACAGGAGAAATGAGTAGTGAAGAAAAAAGAAGATTTAAAGTAAGCAAAACCAGTTCAAAAAAAATAACTTATCAACATAGACGTAAAAAAAATAATCGTAATAGTTTAAAGATTGCGTAATAGTGTTATATTTTAAATAGCTTACATTTTTTATGTCTAAGGGTGTATCAATGACT